TGTAAAGAAGGTTTTGATATGTATGCTCAACCCACCATAGATTTGGGGACACCTGAAACCAGTCACACGGTGAATCTGCCGATTAATACCACTTTTAGCTGCGAAAATGTATGTGGGCCTTTGGCGCGTTGTTCCAAGACTGGAGAGCAATGTACAAGTGATGTGGACTGTTATGGATGTCAGCCCAAAGTGTATGAACCTGTTTACGCGAGTAAAGATATAGGCGGCCAAAATGATGCAGGAAAATTAACACAAGGCGCGACTCCGACTTATTCTGCGCTGACGACTGACATTGGAACTCAGGCGAAATTATATGGTAAAGGTGATAATTTGACACCGTCTTCGTATTTCAAAGGGGTTGATCAATGGACGAAATCATTTAAGGTTGGGATGGAACTGTATAACAAACGGTATAACCCAAATATAGAGGTCCTCCCCTTTTTGCCGAAGTATCCACCAAGACCATCGCTTTCTGGCGAATTTATGGATGATGGTCCTTTAGCTGCGAATGCATTTTTGTCAAATAAATAAATTGATTTTACGCCTTTAACATTTCAAACGCCGATTTTTATATAGTGAAAATTATATAAAAATAATTTATTATATTACCTTAATGAATAACGAATAACTTATTAAGGAAATTATCTTATTAAAGGAAGAAAATGAAAAATTAAAAAACAATTAGAGAATTATAATAATTCACGGAAATCTTATTATGAAAAAATAAAGATGTAGTAAATCAAAAAGCAAAAGAAAGATTAAAAAAATTAGCAGAAGATAACCCCGAAAAGTTAAAAGAGATAAATAGAAAGTAGGCTTAGGTAGTACAGATGGCAGAAAAGTTATTTCAGTAACAAAAATAATATCAAATGCGATTATGCGATTATGAAGACGGAGTGATTATTTAACTGCAAGCTCTACAAATGGCTAGATAAAATGTATTCTATATTTTACTTTTTTATTATTTTCTGTGAAAAATCATAAAGATTTTTGTAAAACACAGTAAAATTACAGTGTGTAATTTTACAACCATTTCTTATAATTCTCTATATATAAAAACAAATCATTTGATATGCCACTATGCTCCTTAATCCTAGGTCCATTTGTATTTCTTATATTTTTAACAAAGATAATCTCAAACGGATTCAAATCAATACCAAAATAATTTTTAGGAATCTCATAACATGTAACCGCATTTTGTGTATTCCATTTATTAAAATTCCAATTTTCTTCTTTATTTAAATCAATATTCTTATATCTAGCTAAACACGATTTTACTCTTCCACCATTTATTAAAACCGAACTAGTGAGTTTTCTTTCTGTATTATAAACTGCGTAGTTTTTATCATTATTATCAATGTTTTTAAAAACCTTTTTTATAATTGAAAAACCGCGCGAATTTACACCAAACATATAAGTATGAATAAATGGTATATTTTTGTTGGAACTTATTCCTAATGCTTTAAATCCTAGATTATCTGGAGGTATTTCGATTACCGGCCCAATTAATTCATTTTCTTTTAACATTTCGTTAAAAATATCTATCCAATTTAATGAGCAACATGGTGATATAAATGGTCCTATACAACTCGAGTTTATAAAATATATTCTAGAATATTCTGAAAAATAAACATTTCCCATTTCATGAATGAACCATTTATATGTACATAAATCGTTATCGTTTTCTTTTCGGTTGAATAATGTTATGTTATTACTTGGAGGGAAATCAACTGTACACTTGTTGTTATTTATAATGAATGCATATTTGCACTCATTTGAATTAATAACACCGTTCTTTAGAAAAAATTGTAAATTATTTTTTGTTTCTTCATTTTCAAAATAACAATATATTATTAAAGTTTTCTGTCTAATTTGTTTATTATTCGGAAAAGGTTTCAATCGTTGCCGAAGTGTCTCCTGAACTCCACGCTGATTCGGACGGTTAGTAGGGCGCTGATATGGTGGTTTATTGTGTTGTTGAAGATGAACTTGACGCTTAATAATATTCATTTTATATATCTATACATAAAAATAGCTCGCGTAAATTTAGCGGTAGGTAGATCTGGTTTTTTCAATAAAAGTGTAAAATTTTAGTTGTTTGTTGTATTTTATTCAATGCTATTATGCTAATAAAATAAATTGTTTTATATATAATTTATTTTATAGTGTGGAAATAAAACCAGATCTACCTAAGCCTAGCGTAAATATAATAAAATATAATTATCTATAGATAATAATTTAATTATGAATAATTATTTTAAAATGTATTTAGAAAATATTAATTTAAAAGAAAAACAACGCAGATTTATGATTTCTAATACCGCAAGCAATTTTAAAATTTTTCAATTGAGACCTCAAAGACCTCAAAGACCTGAAAGCGATGAAATAATACCTGAAAGCGATGAAATAATACCTGAAAGCGATGAAATAATACCTGAAAGCAGTGAAATAGAGTTGCAATATTCGGATAATTCAATGATGATATATAAAAAAAGTATACAAAAAATAGAAAAAAAAATTTATATAATTTCTAATATACTGTCTGGTGGAAGTAGAAAATATATTAATGATTTAATTAATAATTATAAAAACTCACAGATAATTCAAATAAGTAACAGAGAAGAACTTATTACAAATAATAGTTATTCGCCAATAGATATAATACTTATTCAACAATTAACATATACAAATATTTTGCCAGAAGATTTAATTAATATTAATAAAAAATTTGGAACAAAACTTGTTATATCGTTGCACGAGTTTTGCTGGTTTTGCGATAATGTTGATTATGCAATTTGTTATCACGATAGTTATTTAAAAAATGTTGTAATAAATCAAAATATTATAAATCTTTTTAATAAAGCTTCGCTCATCATTTATAACTCTATATTTGTAAAAAAAGAATACAGCCGTTATTTTTCTACTAAAAATATGATACTGGTAGAAAATAATGACATTATTGTTGATTATACGACAAAAAGAATTCCTTTAATAAAAGATAAAACCATAAATATAGTTAATCTACAAGAATATTCAGAGTATAAAGGAGAAGAAAATATAAAATTGTTGATTGATAAATATAAAAAATACAAAGAATATACAATAAATTTATTTATTCCTAATATAAATATAGAAGAATACAAAGAATCTAACTGGTGTGAATATATAATAAATAATAATTTTCACGGTTTATTGCATTTAAATAAATTTGGTGAAACATATTCATACGCATTATCAAAAAGTATCAATTCTGGATTACCTATTTTATATAACAATTTTGGCGCTTTTAAAACCAGAATTCCAAAAAATGTTGAACATTATATAAAAGTTGCTAATAATGAAAAAAGTTTTTATAATAGTAAATTATTATTTAAAAAATTCGAAGAATTTTTAGATTATATTATCGATAATAATGGTTATTTTAATAAATGCAATTCTAATAAAGATATTTTTTATAAAGACACATATAATTTTTTGTTTGAGGATAATTTTATTTTTCAAAAATTATATAATAAAATATTTAATAAAGTAAAACCTTTTGCTGTATATTTTCCACAATTTCATCAAATAAAAGAAAATGATATAAATTATTATGAAAAAATGACGGATATTACAAACCTAATGTATTTTAATAAAAATTATAGTAAAAAACTAGATGAACCGTGTTTGAAATCATTACGATTAAAAAATTTAATAGATTATGAACTAACAAATAAAAAAATTATAAATATACAAATTGAAATTGCTAAAAAATATTGCATTTATGGTTTTGCCACTTACTATTATTGGTTTTCTACAAATACTATAACAAATAATAATAGTATAATGGAAAAATGTTATAATTTATTTTTTGAAAAACCCTTGGTTGATTTTAAGATTTTTTTTATATGGGCAAACGAAGATTGGACAAATAATCCAGCTTTTAATACAAGAGAAAAAATTACTAATGAATATACCTCAACGAATTTTATAAAAAATATTGATAACCTCATTAAATATTTCAAACATGATAATTATTATAAAATTGACAACAAACCAATATTTTATATTCATCATCCTTTTCTTATCTCCAATGATGAATTAATATTATTTAATAGTTTGTTAGAAATAAAATGCATAGAAAATGGGTTTAATGGTTCTATATTAGTTCTTAATAATTTTACAGATTCTTATAATAATTTTAATAGTTATAATTTTCATCCAAATTATAAAAAAACAACTACCACGGATTATAATAAATATATTGATGACTATGTGCGTAGTAGCTATAATACAAACACTGTATTTTTTAATTTTAACAACAGTGCTAGATTATGTATTCCAAATAGGCTAGAAGTGTCTACTATATATAAAAATAATTCTATTTATATTCAGGACAAATATATTAAAAAAGTTATAGAACAATATAAAAATCCCAATATTTCAGAATTAAATAAAATATTATTAATAAATTCTTGGAATGAATGGGGTGAAAATATGGCAATAGAACCCGGAAAAATGAATGGAACTAAATACTTACAATTATTAAAATCTAATTTATTGTCATTTATAGTAGATTAGACTGTCCGGAAGGAAAAATGAGACAAAACACAGTTATGAATTGTATATCTTATAACTATGTTTTACAACTTTTAACATTTCAAACGCCTATTATTTATAAACCTTTTTACAAATAATTATTTGTATATTTTCTTTACTTTTCTTGTTATATTTCTTGGAACATATTTTTCTGGTCTTTCGTAAGCACCCTTAAATATATTTTCATATTTTTCTTTTGGTATTTCACTTATTGCCTTTTGGATATTTTCTTTTAGGTTTTCATATTTTAACCCATCTAACTTTTGTAATCTTGATTTCAGAACACTAAAATAATTTTCTATGGAATTCGTAAAATGTTGATAAGGAACTGCGTAATAGAAAATAATATATTATCAATGTAAAATAAATTAAAAGTTCATTGACAATATATAATATTATATACACAATGGAGACAATTGAAAATATGTTTGGGTGTTATATCAATGAAGAAAGTGAAAATTTTGGTAAACAGAAAAAGGTTGTAAAATCTCAAACAGAAAAACATAGTAATTCGCCTCCACCTCCACAGTTGCCGTGTAATAAATCAAATGAATTCAAATCCAACAAATACGACGACTCATTAAAAAATGACGACGAATGCATTAAACATAACACAAATATCATATTAGATCCTCTTTCAGTTATAATTAAATTGGCAATAATTTGCAATAAGTCAAATGGAACAAAAATTCTAATCAAAGATGGGATTGTTCATATACAAGAACCGGGTTTATTTCAGGGTATTACCAGATACATAAATAAAACAAATAGATACGATTTGCAATATTTGTACAATCCGATATTTTTTGCGTGCAAGTATTTTCTAAACAAAGAAGCACGCAAAAAAAACCCAGAGATGGTAGATTTATTTATATGCGCGCAAAACGGCATCTCGCGACTAATAGAAACATACAAGGGGAATACAATTATTCGCATATGCTTGAATTATTGCTTTGTAATATTAGACAATTACATCAAAGAAATATACAATCCCATTTTTCGCGATGACGATATTACAAAACTATATACCAATGAAATTCTAAGTAAGTTGAATGAAATATGGACTCCAGAAAAAATGAAAATAGTCTTAGATATGATCCATTTTTTGAATGATGATAAATCCGCCGATGAAAATGTTAAATCATTGGACATTTTTATTCAAAATATAGACAAACGAATGCGTAATATTTAACATTACTCTAAGTTAGGCTTAGGTAGATCTAAGTAGCATACATTAATCCGCAGTTTCCACCAACGAATGTAATCATATTGATTCGTTCTTCAAATAAAACCATATTGAAGTTATAATCATAAATTCTCCATGTCGGTTTATTCACCCCAATAACATTACCAGTTTGTGGGTCACAAATTGCTAATGATTGTGCATAAGGGTCCAATGGCGGTGTAATTGTAGTTGTCTCAAGCTCTATAGTTGTGAACCGACTCATATTCATTGCACCGCTGGGTTGCAAGTCAAAAGGCGAAGTATTTAAACAAAAGTTGTAAACATAGAGGCCATCCGTTGCATTTCCAGAAGTGCGCGTATATTTTTCGATATAATTATAGACACCTGCAGGCTGGTCATTCTCGCGATATATTCCGTCTAGTAAAACACCCATACTCACTAAAATATCCTTAATGTTTTCAAAATTATACAAACCAGTAATCATCCAACCCGTCAATTTTCCATCGCTATTTACACCTGGTCCAACTAGAACTGGCACACCATCTCTAATAATAGTATATTGTCCATCCGTTGGCGCTTGTATTAAATCGTTGGGAATATAACGATAAGGCCAATTTGTGTAATTGGACCATTCATTTCGTAGATTGGCGTCACTGCGCTGAAAATAAAACATCCAACTGGAAATCATACCAATTGAGTCAGTAGAAATCTTATTTGGCCCAGTGACATTGTAATAAATCGTTTCCCTCACTTGTTTAAAAAGGTATTTTTGTTCATTCAGTGCAAAAACACGCGATTCCTCATTAGATAAGAAACAATAAGTACAGTTCAAATGAATATCAGCATTCCATAGCGTTCTTAAATCAGAATAAGAACCGTGTCCGAGTTCAATATCAGGCGGTGTTTGCAAAAAACGATAAAATTGCATATAATATTGATTAAAGTTGGGTGCAATATAAGGGAAATTATTAGCGACATCAAAAACATCGCGAATCTGAAATAATTCTTG